CATGCTAAGACTCCCTATAGATGATGGAAAAATCCAAAGACGAGTGATAAAACACGGTGTCCGAGCCTTCAAAAAACTCGGGTTGATCCTGTTCGTCACTCACGCTAACACCGAGAATCGTGACACCCGCAGAGGTGCCGCGAAAGTTGTCCATCACGATTCGCATTTGATTCATGATGGTTTCAACTTCCGATTGAGTTGTTGCTATGACATCGCATTGCATTCGCACTTCAGGCACTTTCGTGTTGCCTGCGTCAAGCGTCGCCGATCTTATGGTGCTGATGCGGTGATAAACGATGTATGGAAGCGTGGGCTTTTGTGGCGCTCGACCGGGATAAATGCGAGTTGCCACAAGACCAGAAAGAGTAGCATCGTCGATTAGTCGGGCGCGAAGGGCTTTAGAAGCACTCATGATGAGCCCTCGTTGATGGTGTCGGTCAACACCTGAGAGATCACATCGATCGCACGAGTTTTGTTGCTGTCCCACGCTCTCCGCAAAAACGGAAACGGCGCGGAGCCAGGATGAATCGATCCTTGTGCTTTTGCTTTTGCACCCTTGCGCTTTAATAATATTTCATTCGTCAGGTCGTTCTTGCCCGTGGGATGCGCTGCGGTTCCGTACTCGACGAAGTGAGCGTACTTGGTTGGAATGCGTTCAACGCCACCGATTTTTTGCCCCTGCCTTCGCCCTGCACCGATGACCGAGAATGCGAACTGGTTGCCCTTGCGAAGCACTACTTTTTCTTTAGATCCAATCGCGTCGTAAAGGATCGAATACTTCCTGCGCACGCTGCTCTTCGCATCGGTCACGATAAGTGCACCCGCTTCGCGAAGAGCTTTCTTAAGCCCTGCCCGCTTTACCTTAGTATCAATGTGCTCCATGAGATTAAGCAAATTCTTAAGAGCGGAAGCGTCGATGTTAATTACTGCCCTGGGCATTAGTCACCCCTCTCGATCGCATCGATCTCAAGTTCCCATGAGCCCTCATCGATGTTTCTGGTGCTGACTATTTCCAGCGTGCGAGATCCCATTAAAATGCGATCGCCATGCAAGATGCCGTCTTTGTAACGCACTCGCACACGGTGCGAGATCGAAGCCTGCCTTGCCATGCCTTGCTCTTGCTCCCTGCCTGAGAGCGGGCGAACGCTCCCCCAAGTCGTGTAGTAGGTTCCCCAGTTGCGCGTGATTTGCCCGTAGTCGTCCACGGTGGTGCTGTCATCACGCTGAAAGCTTATTCTCTGTGTTAGTTCGCCAGCTTTTAGCATTAGTTGACAATGCCTCGACTAAACATTTTGACGATGTTGTCGACCGCGTAGGGCACTTCGTAATTTTGCGTTTCGGAAACGGCTTCTCGCTGGTTGTACCAGTAGCCGACTAAAAGCTTTATCGCTTGCTTTAAAATTGCGGGCACTTCGTTTGCGTTGCCGCAACCTGCGACATAGGTCACCACGATTGAGTTGTAATCGTCAAGATAATCAGGCCAATCCTCATCGTAGGCGGGCATTACACGACCGGGGTTAGCCGTGATGTCAACCTGATAAAGTTCGTTGCCCCATGTCTGGAGGTCGCCATCAAGATCGTAATATTGAATGGAGCTTACCGACTGCACTGGGCCTTCGAGGTAGAGGATGCCAGAGTCGGGTAAGTCATCAATTGAAAGCGCAAGAGTTTGCGTGACCATCCTGTGGCTAGCCATCTGCTCGATCTGCATTCGGGCAGCGGTGATTAGCGTATTGATCAGAGCGTCATCGTCGTTGCCATCGATGCGACTGTGCAGTTTCATTTCTGCAAGGGTGACTGGTTCGGTCGCTGGAGGAGTGACAACTGTCAACATTAGCGTTTCTCTTTTTGTTTTTTCGAGGTTGCCTTCTCAGCCTTGTTTTCTCGGGTTTCCGAGACCGGAGGAGCGGGCGATTCGACAGCGCTCGCCCAACCGAGTCGGATGCAATTAGCCGCTTCATCGAGCGGGAGATCGTACACCAGATTAGAATCATAGGTGTACGATAGGCCCACAACGGAAGTATGAAATTTGACTTTCATGTTTAGCTAGCTGCCATGACAAAGTGCTTAATCGGGTCAGTGCCAGCGTCCAAGATGCGCCCATCATTGCGACTGAAACCAACGAAGCCAACTTGGTGGTAATCAGCGTATCTTTCTTCAAGGCGCAAGAGGGTGAAGTCTTGAACATCTCGAATAAGGTACTTAGAAAAATCACCGTAGTAGATAACTTTTGCAGACGCTGCGATAGTTGCAACATCTTGATTGATCACGACAGGCACACCGAAAAGAGTACCGGGCGAAGTCGCAGAAAGATCGTTCAAGAAAATCGGTCTGTTCTGGTCATCGACTAGCTTTCTCACGGCTTTAAAAGTCGTGTCATTCATCATGAATTTAGCATTGGCTCGATACGCTGGATCGAGTGAGTGCTGCAAATCAAGGAGCTCATCGAAAGTGATAGCACTTGCGGAGGAGCCAGTTTTACCAGCACCAGAAGCAGAAATGCCCTGGGGCTTTGAGGAGTTGTCACCCGTGGTGAAGTGGGTGTTAAGGATTCTTGCGATCCTCTCGCCCAACGCACCACCGATAAAGCTCTCAAGATCAATCGCAGAGTCTTGCAAGAGTTCAGCGGAAACTCGGATGAGCTTGCTGGAGTACTTGTAAGCCTTAAGAGTGATCTGGGCAAAGGTGATATCCTGCTCGGACACTTGCGTGTTTTCAGCAAGGATTGCGCCAACATTACTGTGATCGCTCACGGTAGGAATTGGGAGGTCATTGCCTGAGTCGGTTCTCAGAATGGTTGCGACTTCTCGCATCCCACCGAACGCTAGCAAAGACGATTCAAGCTGATTGATGAAACCTTGTGGCACACTGTAGCCACCAGCGGAATTGGTCAAAGATTGCGCACGGGCTTCGGCTTGAGTCTTAGGAGCTTTTGCGTTGAGCTTGAAGCTCAAGCGATTGTTCCCAAGTTCAAGACCGGATCGTTGCGCAGCGTTTCTCTGCTCATTGGAAGCACCGTTTACGCTGTGAAATCCCAACCATCCTCGGAGGGCCAATGCTCTGTCTGAAGTGCTTTGACGATCGCCAAAATCGCGCACAAACGCAGGCGCTTCAATCGGTGAAGATCTTCGTGCTGCGGGTCTTTTCGAGCTGGCTTCTAAGCTTGCAAGCTTTTCACTTCTTGCGGAAGCGGCTTCTTCGGGTGCTGCTTCAGGAGCTGCGCCGCCTTCGATCTCGGTGATGCGGGCTTCGTGTTCATCGACCTGAGAAACCAAAGCTTCAAAAGCGGTAGCTTCTTCGGGGGTCAGTTCTCGTTTTTCGGTGGTGCCGTTAGCGTGAATCGCACGGGCTTCGGCAAGTTTTGCGGTGCGCTGGTTGCGCAGGGTTTCGATTTCGGTCATTTGATTTCTTCCTAATATTTGCGGTATTAGGGCAGTGCATCAGTCTCGGTGAGAGACATAAAAAAACGCACAGGCCCCTAGTTCGGGAAACTGTGCGTAAAGACTGCACTGATTTCGATAATCGATTAAACCACGGATCTGCGATCCGTCAACACTCGCACCAAAAAAAAAGGCCCGCCGGTTAAGGCGAGCCTAGGGAGTTAAACTTTCTTGGGTCGTCCGGGTGGACGGCGCTCCAAGGTCGGGAGGTCTGCTGGATCGATCAGGTAGTCACGCCCGATGCGCTGGGCCCGGAGCTTCCCTGAGGTGATCAACGCCTGCACCCGCCTCGGAGTGACCCCGAGAAAGGCAGCGGCTTTGGATACTGTGATCAGGTTAGTCATTCTTGGCGACCCGACTTTCGACCCATGCGATTGATGCAGCGTCTGGTTCGCTGTATTCAATCGAATCGCATTGCCCTGGGTTGCGCTGGACACCGTACCGGATCTCGACCTTGTACCACCCCGTGATGGAGCAAACTTCTTTATATTTTGTGGTCGTTCCACCAAGCGACCAGACGCCGGGGTTTTCCTTGAGGCCTCGCACTAGAGGAAAATAAGATTTCCAATCGTGTTTGTCGCAGGGCTCTGCTGGATCTTCACCGCACTCGACCTCAAAAGTTTTGGCATCGCCTATTTCTTTTTCGTTTCTGTCTATTTCCTGAACACTCAGCGTGATTCTGCATTTAGAATCCCACGACCCATTTTTCCACTTCTCTTCTGCGTAGTCACACGCTGCGTCCATGTCGTCAGACTCAATAATCTCAGAGTGGTTGTCATCAGAAATTCTAAATCCTTTTACAATAATTTTGCAAAGGTCATCGGGAAGCTCGGCAAGGAAATCTTTCGCATCCTCGCCATAGGCAGGGAAAGTTTCCATTGATTGAATCGCATCGGCGATTTTATTGTTATCTTCTGCGCTGGTGGTTTCCCCAGATCGCTCAGAAACCCAAAGTCGCAAATCGCTGGCAGTCGTGAAAGTCGTCATCTCTAGCTCCTTTTTCTTGGACTCATCAGCGGAAGAAAATACTTCCGTACGGCTTGCGCCGTTTCGTCCTTATAGTACAATTCCTAAAAGGCTTTCATCTAAAACCGCGTTTGCTTTTTTAGCTATTTCAAATTCATTCTTTAAGGATCTTGTAGCCATGTCTTGAGATATTACTTCAAGTGCCGCTTCTAAGGCGCTTAAGCCTTCGCAAGCTTTGTAGTAAGCTTCTTTTATTACTTGAGCGTTTTCAGGGCTCATATTTTGAAAAGATTCTTTTAATTTTTCAGCTCTTTCTAAAATCGCCATTTTTCTATCTCCTTTTTTAGCCCCATCCTCCCGGTCACTTGCCGGTCGTTATGTGGTTAGTATATATTATTATTCGTTATAGCGTACTATTTATTATAGATAATTACGGAATATTTTTAAAATACTTTAAAACCGCTATTTTTATAGGCTTTGATAGGGTGGAGGA